GGAATGCTAACCAGCGTGTGTATCCTGTCTCAGAGATTACAAACGCTGTTAAAACTCTTAACGACCAAATTCAAAACGGGTATTCAGTATTAGGCGAAGTAGATCACCCAGATGACTTAAAAGTAAATTTAGACCGTGTGTCCCATATGATTACTGATATGTGGATGGACGGTCCTAATGGCTATGGAAAGATGAAAATCCTTCCTACCCCGATGGGTAATCTAATTCGTACTATGCTTGAAAGCGGAGTAAAACTTGGCGTCAGTTCACGCGGTAGCGGCAACGTTAACGATGGTAACGGCGAAGTATCTGATTTTGAGATTATCACAGTCGACATAGTAGCCCAACCAAGTGCGCCTGGCGCATATCCTACACCTGTTTATGAGCATCTCATGAATGCACGTGGCGGATATAGTGCTTGGAGAGTCGCACAAGAGGTAAAAGAAGATCCGAAAGCCCAACAGTACCTTAAGGAATCACTCCTTAATGTAATTAAAGGCTTAAAATAAGGAGAAACAGTGATGTTGGACGCATTCAAACAATTGGTAGAAAGCGGTGTCATGTCAGAGCAAGTAAAGTCTGAAATCGAAAACGCATTCAATCAAAAAATTCAAGAAAATCGCGACCAAGTCACCGCGAGCCTGCGTGAAGAGTTTGCTCAAAAATACGCTCACGATAAGAGCGTTATGGTTGAGGCCCTTGACAAAATGGTTAGCGAGCGATTGGCCGCAGAAATGGCCGAGTTAGTTACTGATAAGAAAAGTTTAGCAGAAGCTAAACTAGCTTACAAGAACAAAATGACTTCTGATGCTCAAGTATTAGAATCATTTGTTATTAAACAACTTGGTAAAGAATTAGGAGAATTCCAAAGTGACCGTCAAAAAGTTGCTGAGAATTTTTCTAAGTTAGAGCAGTTCATTGTAACAGCTCTAGCAAAGGAAATCAGAGAGTTTGCTGTTGATAAGAAGGACCTAGCTGAAACTAAAGTTAAGTTAGTTCGTGAAGCAAAAGCAAAATTCGACGAAGTAAGAGCACAGTTTATCAAGCGTAGTGCTAAGATTGTTGAAGAAAGCATAACAAAGCAATTGAAAACCGAGATGAAACAACTCAAGGAAGATATTGAAGATGCTCGTCAAAACAGTTTTGGACGTCGTTTGTTCGAAGCGTTTGCTCAGGAATATAGTTCTAGCTATCTAAACGAGAAATCCGAAACAAGTAAATTGTTAAAGGTTATCGATAAGAAAGAACTAGAGCTAGCAGAAGCAAGACAAGCCGTTACAGAAAAGGCAAAACTAATCGAATCTAAAGAGCGCGAAATTCGTGTTACTAAAGATTTGATGGAACGCAAGCAAGTAATGGGCGAGTTATTGGCACCTCTGAGTGCTGAAAAGAAAGCGATTATGACAGAGTTGTTAGAGTCTGTTCAAACACAAAAGTTAAACGTTGCGTTTGATAAGTACCTACCAGCAGTTATGGAAGGCGATGTTAAGAAAGTTAAGGCTCCAGCCAAGACACAATTAACAGAAGGCACAGAAGTAACAGGTGATCGCGAAGTTAAACAGCCTCAGGTAGGCGTAGACAACATTTTAGATATCCGCAAATTAGCGGGCTTATCAAAATAATATATTCAAGGAGACAATATTAAAATGTCACAATTATTAAATGAAAGATGGTCAGAGACCAAAGACGCTCTGCTTGAAGGCCTATCAGGTAACCGTAAAGCTTCTATGAGCGTTTGCTTAGAGAACACACGTAAGTACCTAGCAGAAGCCGCAACAAGTGGCGCTACAAGTTCTGGTAATATCGCAACACTAAACCGCGTTATTCTTCCAGTTATTCGTCGTGTTATGCCAACAGTTATCGCCAACGAAATCATCGGTGTTCAGCCAATGACAGGCCCTGTCGGTCAAATCCATACATTGCGTGTTCGCTATGCTGACACTTCTACTGAAGTTTCCGCTGGTGAAGAAGCACTAAGCCCATTCAAGATTGCTCAAGCCTACTCTGGTAACGACAACAACACAACTCCTCGTGCTGCCGCAACAAGCGCACTAGAAGGTCGTCCAGGTAACAGAATGAGCATCCAAATCTTGAAAGCTAGCGTTGAAGCTAAGTCTCGTAAACTAAGCGCACGTTGGACATTCGAGGCTGCTCAAGATGCACAAGCCCAACAAGGCATTGACATCGAAGCAGAAATCATGGCTGCTCTAGCACAAGAAATCACAGCTGAAATCGAC